CTTATTATTTGGGATGACGTTTGGGATCCAAGGAAGATGCGTAACACTGAATCTCGTTCTGACATGTATCGTTGGTGGGATGAAGTAGCTGAAACACGGCTAGAGCCCGGAGGTTTGCTTGTGTTGCAGGGGCAGCGTATGGCTTCTGACGATATTTACCGTTATGCGTTAGATAAGTTCGCTCCGTTAGATGATGATTATGACGCTCCTGAAGTAGATGATGACAAGGTAGATGGCGAAGGCGAACGTAAGTACAGCCATCTTAAATATAAAGCTCATTATGATGATAGGTGTGAACAGTTGCATGGTGCGGATGCTCCTGCGTATCCTGAAGGGTGCTTATTGTACCCACGGCGACTGCCATGGAGAAAAATACGTCATATTAAAGCGCAAACCCCTGACAGGTATGAAATTTTGTACCAACAAGAAGATTCTGATCCTGCTTCTGTCCTTGTTGATCCTCTTTGGATTACTGGCGGTCAAGGTAAGAACGGCGTTGATTATGTTGGTTGTTGGGACACGGACCGTGACTTATGGGAAGTGCCACAGTATTTACCTGGTGAGGTGATGGTGGTTGCGTCGGCTGATCCGTCTCCGTCTAATTTTTGGGCGTTGCAATGCTGGGCGTATTGTCCTGAAAGCGAGTACAGGTATTTGTTGGAATCGTACCGTCGTAAAATGGATGCTCCGTCGTTTTTGGATTGGAATCATGATACGCAGCGTTTTACTGGCATAGCTGAGGAGTGGTGGCAGATAAGTAACGAGATAGGTCATCCGATTACGCATTGGATAGTTGAAGCGAACGCTGCTCAGAAGTTTATTTTGCAGTACGATCATTTTCGGCGGTGGTCGGCTCTTAGGGGGGTTGAGCTTATTCCGCATTATACGCATTCTCGTAATAAAGGTGACCCTAAATATGGGGTGCAGATGTTAGCTCCGTTGTATCGTTTGGGCCGGATTCGGCTTCCAGGTAAGCAGCGGACTGATGCTCGACCTCATTCTTTGCTTTTGGTGAATGAAGTAACAAAATGGAACCCAGAAGGCACAGGTTCTAGAACTGACGACTGTGTGATGGCACAATGGTTTGTAGAACATAACCTAGAAAAATTATATTCGCCGATGTCTGAACCTTTCAAGCAGTGGCGACCTTCGTGGGTAACGGCAGAAAGCTAAAACATTGAAAACCGCTGAAGAAATTGTAGACCTGTACTATACACGGTCATCTAATCATGCTGGAGTGAAAGAACGAATGCGTCATGTTCGTGACCATTACAACGGCGACGTTATTGTTCCTCTTCCTGAGATAGATTCGACTGAGGCTTCGGCTGTTGCGAATCTTCTCGCTACAGGTTTGGATCAGACGGCGATGCGTATAGCGTCGGTAACGCCGGACATTGTGTGTCCACCCGAAGATGAATCATCTAAGCAAGCGCAAAAGTTTGCTGGGATTCGTCGTAAAGCGCTTTTCGGGTGGTGGCAGAACTCAAGAATTGACATGCAACTGGCTAAGAGAGCACGTCACTTAATTGGGTATGCTAACACTATTGTCCAGATACGGTTTGATCATGATAAGGGTTGCCCGACGTGGCATGTTCGTGATCCGTTGACAGCGTATCCGTCTAATTTGCGTGGCGCTGATGATATGACTCCTGCGGATTGCGTGTTTGGTTATGAACGTTCGTATGGTTGGATTCGGAAACAATACCCTGATGCTGCGTTGCGGTTTGCTGGTGTTGCTGACGCTCCGTATGATACTGATAGGCCAATTGAACTTATTGAGTATGTGGACCATGAAGAGTATGTGCTTGTAGCGGTCCGGCATCCAGCTAATAGTATTGGAATGTTTTCTACGAATAACGATACTGGCCCTGTTGTTGCAGAGTTAGAACGTGTCGAAAACCGTACAGGTGTTTGTCCTGTTGTTATGTCGCAGCGTATTTCGTTAGATGAACCTAACGGACAGTTTGACGGTATTCTTGGAATGTATCAGCAGCAAGCTAAACTTATGGCTTTAGAAGTCATAGCTGTGCAAAAAGGTATCTTTCCTGATACTTGGCTTATTGGTCGTGCTGGTGAACAGCCAACTATTATTAACCCTGCTAATGGGTTGACAGGTGAGGTTGGTGTTCTTCGTGGCGGTGATTTGCGAGACATGCAGTTGCAGCCAGGGTTTATGACGAACCCTGCGATTGATCGTTTAGAAAGGGCGCAGCGTTTAACTGCTGGTGTGCCTGCCGAATTTGGTGGCGAGTCTGCTAGTAATATTCGTACTGGTCGCCGTGGCGACGCTGTTCTTTCCGCTGTTGTTGATTTTGCTGTGCAGGAATCGCAGCGTATCCTTGCTCGTTCGTTAGAAGCTGAAAATAAGATAGCTATCGCTATGGCTAAATCCCATGCTGGTAATAAATCTAAATCGTTTTATGTTTCTATGGGCAAAGTAAAAGGCAAGGTAGATTATGTCCCGAATAAACATTTCACAACCGACGACAACGTGGTTTCGTACAGTCACGCTGGTGCTGATATCAATAATCTTGTTATCGCTGGCGGTCAAAGGCTGGCGATGGGGACAATGTCAAAAGAATCGTTTATGAAAATCGATCCTCTTGTTGAGGATGTTGAATCTGAACGTGACGCTGTTACGTCTGAACAATTAGAACAAAGTTTATTAACTGGTTTGCAGCAGCAAGCAGCAGCAGGGGCTATACCGCCATCTGATGTTGCTCGCATTATTGATCTTGTTAAATCTGACAAAATGGAACTTGCTGGCGCTGTTGAAAAAGTACAGCGTGAAGCGCAAGAAAGGCAAGCCGAAATGGTATCTCCCACATCCCCTGAAGCGCAACCTGGCATAGCCCAACCCGGAGCTGGAGCTGAAGCTATGGCTGCTCCTCCTGCTGAGGGTGGGCCTGCTGGTTTGCGTGAACTTCTTGGAGCGTTGTAATGCCAAGAAAAGGTAAAGGGCAGCAAGCAAAGACAACTGTTAAAGGGCAACAATACGGACAAGCTAAAGCTCAAGAAGAATCACAAGCTGTAGTTCCTTTGCCTGAAATGGAACAACCTCAAATGCCTGCAATGAGACCAGGTGAAGCTGCGTTTGGAAGACCTACTGAACGGCCTTCGGAACCGATTGGGACTTTTGGTGGGATGCAGGAAGTTGAATCTCCTGAAGATACTCGTCAACGCAAAAAAAAGGTTTTGGCGTTTCTTCCAATGATGGAACAAATGTCTTCGCAACCGTATGCAGATCCTCAATTGCGTAACGTAGTCCGGCAGATGAAAATGTTTGTTGGCAACATGGAAGAGTTGTATCAAGACAGGGGCCAGTAATGGCTTTTAATTTATGGAAAGCAGCCGGAGGCGTTCTTAAAGGAACTTTTGACATTGGATGGGGCGTTGGCGAATTTGCTGTCGATACTGTTAAAGCAGGCGGTCATTTATTAACAGGCAACGCAGATCAAGCAGCTTCTACGTTGTATCAATCTGTTCAAGAAGATTTGTTAGGGCAAACGCTGCAAGGCGCTTTTGGACCTCAAGGAGTTATAGGTTCTCTTATTAATATTTTGCCTGAAGAAGGGCCGTTAGGTGTTTTTCGTACAAAAGGCCGAGCGGTTATTGAACCTACGTTTAAAGCTTGGGATTGGACCATACAAAACGTTGTTGATAGGCCGTTAGGTACGGCAGTTACAATTCTTAACGTTGGTTTTAAAGATGGCTTTGGTAAAGCGTTTGATGCTTCAACGTGGGCTGCTGCTTGGGAAATTAACGATAAACGAACATTTGGCCAATCTGCTGCTGCGTTAGCAGCGATGATAGATCCATTTGATGATGATGAATACGATGAAATTCAAGACGACCCGATGTTTAATTTGTTATCGGGAACAGTCGATTTTTTTCAAGAGTTTTTAGATCCTGTAGGTATTGCTGTAGGTGGTAGTGCAAATCTTATTAGAGGCAAAACCGTTATTGGAAAGTTTGATAAAGCTGGCGAATTTCAAGGTGTTGGGCGCAAAAATTACAATGAAGTAGGTGGGCTTATACAGCCTGAAAAAGTGTACACTCCTGGTGGCGGTATTTTCCGACGAGGTTTACGCACAGATGATCGCTTAACTGACGCTCAGAAAAACGCTCGCAATATGGTTGCTAAACGATTTGTGGCGCAAAGAGCTGAATCAGTTTTTGAAAGTAAACGTTGGCAAGCGCTTGAAAAAGAATGGGATACGTTAGAAAGAGTTTTAACACGAGAAGAAGCAGCGTATGGGTACGCTCAAGGCATTAACAAAATGCTTGACACTAAAGCATCGCAAAAATTAATTAATCAACGTTACGCTGTGTTACGCGACGTGGCTGGAACTCGTGGCATAAAACTTAACGACAAAGCAGCTTACGCTATTGCTAAAGGCGCATCTAAAGAAGCTCGACGGATGACAGCCCGGTTTATGATGGGCGACATGAGTGTGCTTGCTGACGCTGGAGCAGCAGCGGAAAAAGCAAGAGCGTTGTTAGATGATTCAGATTTTTTTGGGAAAGTCGCTGAGTACGATTTGTTAAAAGCCCAATATGATGAAGCTTTAGAATCTGGTTCAGGGACCGTGTCATTTACGAAAGCTAAACAACGTATTGATGATTTAGGCCGTGAAATAAGTGAAAAATCTGAAACCTTAAACCAAGTTGATTGGGAAACAATGTTTGATGGCTATTTAGGTTTCTTAGAATCAAGAGGCCGTAAAGTAGTAGACATTAACGGAAATCCGACAACGCAATGGGAAAACATTTTTGACGGTAATCCTCATTTGGAATCGTTACAGCAATTAACTGTTGAAAAAATACTTGCTTTAGATTCTTTAAGCCCAGAAGATTTATTAAGACTTTCGGAACAAGGAGTTTCTGGAGCTAGCTCGTTTACAAAAATTTGGTCAGATCCATTTGGAGCGCATTATTCAAAACGTGTAAGAGCGATGGAAGCTAGAGAAAAAGCAACAGGGGTTGGTCAAGAATATTTTGAAGAAGTTTACACTGCGCCTTCAGTTATAACGCCGTTGGGTGTTCGCCGATTTCGGGTAGGTACGCAAAGACTTCCGCAATCGTTAATTGATTTTGGTTCAGATAAAGCAACAATTATGTGGGAACGAATGCTTGGTCAAGCTTCTGAAGTTAGGATTGGTGGCGAAAGAATTGTAGGCGTTGAAGAACTAAATGATTTGCTTGGCGAATGGGAATCGTTTAGTAGCTCGCCTGTTGATTCGATGGTTAGACGTAGAAAATTGTATGTAGAAACAATGGCTAGATTAACTGGAAGAGCAGATAGTTTGTTAGCTAAAAACAATATTGCGTTAGAAGGCGGTACGTTAGCTGAACAATTAGCTAACGCTAAAACTATTAAAGATAAAGCTGTTCTTAAACCTAAAAAAAATGTTGAAGGTGGCCGTGAATCTCGTAAAGCAACGTCTACAAGTGAAAACAGGGGAACGTATCAGTTCTTTGATGATGTTGCTGGGGAAACAGTAACAGTTACGTTGCCTATGACCCCAAGCATGTTGAAAGCTGCTGAAATTCTTCCACGTTGGGATTTAATTAACATGCAATTGAAACGTGTTTCTAGAGAAGCAAATCGGAAAGGCGGTAATGTAAGCCAACGAGTTTTGCAAAAAACTGAAGACGGTTTTCGTTTAGTTTTAGGTAAGGGTAGTTCTGCTGCGTCAAAAACTATGCGAATTTGGCGACCTTCAGTGTTGTTAACCCCTAAATGGCCAGCACGAGTTCAAATAGATGAAACGATGCGTCGTGCTGCTGATTTAGGCGTTTTAACTGAAATTAGAAACTTTGCTAAAGGCTTTAGCGATATGCGTGATGCTCAAATGACAAAAGGTGTCAATATGAGAGTCGAAGACGTTAGCGATCTAATTGTTTTAAACGCTAAAGAAAAATTAGGGTTAGCTGACGATGCTGCTGACCCTAACTTGGGTGATGCGTTACGAACGTTAGAGGAAGAAGGCATTTCTGTTGACGATGTTATGAATCAACACGCAACAGACGTTGTAAACGAAATTCGTAAATCAGATAAATTTGTGCCAGGTCCATTAAAAGGAACGCAGTTAGGTGACAAAATCGGCACTATGCCAAGTTATTTCTTAGGTAAAGGTTCTTTAATCAGATTTGGTGTTGGGTCTTTGTTAATTGGTTTGCCAGCCGGATTGCTTATGGCTGGTGCTTATGGCGCTAGAAGATATCAACGCATTCACAAGTTAGCTCAAAAACAAGCAGCCGAATCAGTAGCTGATGCTTTAGTAGCTGAATCACGAAAATTATTTGTTGAATCGTTAGGGCCAGATGCTCCTCCTGGCATGGTGCAGCAAGCAGAACAAATGTTAAGCCGAGGGGAAGGTATTCGTGACGCTTTGTACGTTATTCAAGATGATGTGTACGGTGTTGTTCCTGAAGGCATCGAATTAGAAAAAATAGTTGACAATGTTGAGAAAGCTCATGCTTTGCTTGACAAAATTGGGTTAGCTAATTCAACAATTTATGGGGCTACGATCCGTAACGCTTATGGAGATAATAATGATTTCCGTGAAATGATTTCTAGCGAAGTTTCTTCTTCAAAAGCGGTGTCTAGTATTTTGCGAGGTGTTCGTGAAGGGCAAGAACGGCAATTGTTGAAGTATTTTGACGCTGATTGGGAACGTTGGGATTTTTTAAGTGATGACACAGCTAGTTTTGTGCGTAACTTTAATAGCACAATGAATAGGTATTCTGATTTTGGTGGAAAGTATTCAGATTTTTATAAAGCTATTTTTGACGACCAAATCGATCATGCGACAAAAGTTGAAAGATTAAAAAACATAATTAAAAACGACGAAGATTTGGCCGACAGGTTAAGCACGTTTAATAGCGAATTGATGTTGAACGATCCGAAAACGTTTGACCAGTACGTTAATGATTTGGTTAAAGAGTATGACGAGTTGTTGCCTCCTGGTTTGTTGCCAGATTTGCGTGCAAAAATGTCGAAAGGTGAACCTGTTGTTTGGAAAGACGTTGAAAGAGGATTATTAAGAGAAGAAAGACGTTTAGCTAAAGCACAAGAACGTGATGCAATAACAGATGTCGAGTATTTAGTTGGGCAAGTTCGTGAAGAGCATCCTAGTTTTGCACGTTCGGTAGGTCCGAATGAACGTTCAATAGATCCAAGCAGAGATGCGTATACAGGCGCTGTAGGCAAAATGGTTAATGACATGTATGAAACGTTAGGGCAAATGCCAGCAGATCATTTGTCAAGAAATCCGTATTTTAAAACTAAGTATGATCGGGAAGTTGCTCGTAGGTTAGCGTTGCTTACTGATGAAAACGGAAAAGTTAATCTTAGCCAAGATGCTTTAAACGCTATTGAAGAAGAAGCAAGAAAATCAGCGTTAAGAGAAACACGAGATTTGTTGTATGACTTAGCTGAAGAAACACGAATAGCTGAAATAGTTTCATTTATTATGCCGTTCTTTAACGCTTGGCAAGAAGTTATCGGCAGGTGGGCTAAGTTAAGTGTCCAAAATCCGTATTTTGTTGCTAAAGCAGCCAAATTGTATTCCGCTGAATGGGATGCAGAGTTTTTAGGAATTAACGAAGTGTCTTCATATGATGAAGCTGCTGTAGCAAATAAAGAAGAAGAATTAGGTCGTTCTTTAACCGATTCAGAATTAAAAGAATTTGAAACAGGAAATTATCTTGTTTGGCGGTTACCTGAACCTATTAAAGAAGCAATACCAGAATCGTTAACGCCAGGTCCGTTAGGTGAGATTTTACGAGAACAAGATATTCGATTTAATAAAGAAGGTTTAGCTTCTATGTTGCAATCGACAACGCCAGGGTTTGGGCCGTTAGTAAGCATTCCTGTTAATGAAATATTGTTAAAGAATCCGTCGTTAGAAGAATCTGTAAAGTTTATGTTTCCGTTTGGCCCTCCTGAAGGTTCTTTTACAAATAGGTTAGTGCAAGGCTTTTTACCTTCGTGGCAACAAAACGTTGTTAACAGGTGGATGGATACGCCGACAAAAGAACGAATGGTTCAATATTTTGCTCAACAGTTGTATGTCCAAGCAGCAGATAATGGTATGCCAGTTAATTTAGGTGATGAAGCTGATGTGGCTAGATGGTTGCGAGCAGCCGAAGATCGAGCTAATTCGTTTTTCTTATTTAGAGCAGCGCAAGGTTTATTTGTTCCAACGTCAACGACAGCTATTTCTCCGTATTCAGAGTTAATGAACGAGTACAGAAAATTGCGGACTAAGCATGGAGAGAAAGAAGCTGATTCTATTTTCTTAGAATCGTATGGGGAAGATTTGTTTGGTTTAACAGCTCGTATGACTCGGTTGAATGACGGTGTCGCTGCTTCTGTTGAAAGCGAAAAAGGTTACATGGCTAATCAAGAGCTTGTGCAACAATTCCCTGAAATTGGTGCTTGGATTACTGGAAGTATTGGTCCTGCTGATGAAAAATATTCGTTTAGTCAAGCGGTTTACCGTCGGCAAACGCAGATGGATGCTAGCGAGTTAGCTCCTGGTGTGAAACGTCGTGAACGGTTATCTCCTTTAGAGACTATGGCTGCGACTGATATTAAACTTGGGTGGATGAAGTATACAGAAATGAATGATGGGATAAGGTCGTATCAATCTGAACGTGAAAGTCTTGGTTTGTCGTACAGTTTGAATAGCACTGAGATGGCTCCGGCTGCTGCTGCGAAACGTAACGCTATTGAACGTATTAAAAAAGAGCATCCTGCTTGGGCTGCTGAATTTGTATCTGGGCAGAAAGAACAACGCATAGTTAAGGTTGTTGAGGGCTTTATGCATGTTTTTGAAAATCCTGATTTGTATGAGGGTTTGATGGTTAAACCTTCAACTGAATTGATTTTGCATTATTTTAAAATTCGTGGCGGTGTTGAGCAAGAATTGATTCGGAGGTTCTCTGAGGAAAATGGTAGCTTGAGTCTAGAAGCGAACAGCAATTCTGACCTAAAGTTGTTTTGGGAGAACAATAAAGAATTTATGGGACAGATGCCAGGGTTTAGTGAAATTTATGACAGGTTTTTTGAGAACGATTCGATTCCAAAACAGAGTTTTGTTTCGTTGGTAAAGGTTTAATATGACTTTTCAAGTTACAGATAATGATGGCGTAATACTAACGTTTGGAACTCAAGAAGAGTATGCTGCGTATCTTATTGAGCAAGGCCGATTACAAGGTCAGCAAGAAGCAGCAAATCAATCACCGCTGCTTGGAGAAAGACAACGTCGAATAGCTGACATCAAAGTCGGCGACATGGACATCGACTGGAGTTTAACCCAATACGCAAACATCGCTAACGGTGAAAATTTTGACGATTTCTGGCTATCAGATTTATTAGGTTTAGCTGGACTTCCTGTATTTGATTTAACAAACATTGGAGGAGATCCGTTTCTTTCAGATATTGAAGGAATTGATTGGTCGCTTACGAACTACAACGTTTTAGTAAGCGGAACAGGGTTAGGGTTAGATGACGTTAAGTTGTCTGAAATTGGTGTCCCAATAACTATCGATCCAGAAGTTAAAGATTTAGAAAGCATCAAAGGCACTTATTTAGAAGACATGGCTCTTGTAAAAGGCGTATCTCCGCTTCCAATAAACGAAGATACATCTCTTGCTCAAGCCATGTTGGAGTGGGCAGAGAACAGTTTACAAGATGGGACTTTAAGCGAAAAAGACTACGCAAACTTTTTAGAAAATTTTGATGGGGATGCTTTCGCCGATTTATCTGTGGAAGACGCTGAAAAAGGCGAAGAATTATCAGAAGATCAATGGGAACAAGCACCTGTTGGAGCTTCAGGTGCTATTGAAAAAGTTCTTAAAGGCTTTTGGGGAATTATTAAAAGCGTAACAGAAGATGAAGAAACGAAAGAAGGTCATGTATTTGATTACAAATCAATGACATGGGTTCCTGTTGAATCTGCTGAGTTTACAAATGCTGTGCAAAGAGATCCAGAAACAGGTGAAATTACTTTACCTGAAGGCACTAGTCCTTTACGATTCTCAGAATTAGAAGCAACATCACTTGAAACAGAAACCCAAGATGTTACTGGGTTTACTGTAGTTGAAGCAATAAAAGATTTAACAAAAACAGAGCAGAAGATACTTGCAGAAAACATTTTTTTGCATATGCCTGATGTGTACGGTTCGTGGGAACAGATATATGAAGATGATGGTTCTTTAAATTTAGACACGTTTGGTTCTGCCGTAACAAAGGCATTAGATAGAGCAGGAACAGCAGCCCAGTTAGGTTTAGGCGACCAGTACGTTGAAATGTTTTTAATTGATGATTTATCAGCGTTAGATAAAAACGCTATCCGTGAACGTTTCCAAGAAAAAATTGCTGAGTTGCAAGCTAAAGACCAAGCAAAAACAGTCTTGTATACTGATCCAGCATCGCTCACATTAAAAATTGATGATTATTTTAAACGAGTAACTGGGCGTGGAGCTAGTGACGAAGAAGTTAGAGATTTTATAAACATGTATCATGATTTACAGCGTGAATCTACACCAACTGCAAAGCAAATAGAAGAAGGCGGTTATGAAAGAACTATTGTAGATCTAGAAGGTCAAGGTAAGGCGTTTGCTGAAGACCGGGCTCCGGTTGAAGCAGGTGCTATGAAAACAGTTGAAAAAGCTAGTCTTATTATGCAAGCGTTAGGAATGGGGCAATAATGGCGAAACCATCTAAACCTACAGAAGAACAGATACGCATCGCTGAAGAAGCAGCATTGGCAGCTATCGCACAAGAAGAAGCAGATTACGCAGCGCAAGTCGCTGAAGCTGAAGAAGCAGCATTGGCAGCTATCGCACAAGAAGAAGAAGAAGCTCGCCTACAAGCGGAAGCAGCCGAAGATTTTGTATACGAGTTTAAAAATATTCCTGTTAAAGAACTTATTGAAGCTATGGGAAATCCGTTAATAAAAGATCTTAAAATTAATTGGTCGGAAACTAAATACCCAGACATGGAACGTAACGCTAATTATGAAACGCTAACGTTGTCGCAATTGTCGGATTACACAGGCATATTTGGTACAGACGATCCGTTTATTGAAGAAGTTGCTTTAAGTGATCGCATTCAAGAACTTTTCCAAAATGTTCCATCAGGATCAAAAATGTCGGAAATACACCATGATATGTGGTATTTCCCAGATGAATCTAAATTAGAAGATGAACCTAAATTAGAAGAACCTACAGAAACAGAAGGTGCAACGTTCAGCGGAGATGCTGTAACTGACGAATTTGACCCTGAAAGCGGATACAAATACACAAGAGCAGCTTTCGCCAACGCAGTTCTTGAAGCTATGGGAGCTGACACTTCAAGAGGCACTATTGAAGCGCTAGTTGCGTGGATGGGTAAAGAAAACACTAAAGCAGGATTTAATCCGTTAGCTACTACGTTAGATTATGGAGAAAACACTTGGTTTAATACTTTCGGAGATCAAGGCCAATACCATGTTCGTAACTTTGCTGATTTTCAAACAGGTGTTGAAGCAACAGTAAAAACGTTGCGTGGAGGCTATTACCCTAATATGGTTCAAGCGTTAATGGATGGCACTGACGCTGACACGCTAGGCACTAGTGAAGAATTTCGTAAAGAAAGAAACACTTGGGGTGGCGTACAAGAAGGAAATCCAGATTACACATTTAATGCTTCGTTAGCGACTGTGCAACACATGAATTTAACTCTTGGGACACAAGGACCAGGAGGAAGTTTCACAGATGTTCCTGGAACTCGTTCAGAAATTGAAGGAATTGAACCTGATGTTGATGAGGTTTACGAGTTGTTGCAAGAACAATTTGGTGGGGCAACGTATTTCTTCCAAAAAAATAAAGAGAATATGCGGATAGGTATTTTGGCTGACGGTTCTCCAACAAGTTACAACAACCCTGACGCGGTTGATGTGGTTGATTTAACCGAATATTTAGTAGCTAACGACATTAGTGCTGTTACAAGAGTAGGTGGGTTGTTAAAGCTGACGCAATGGTGGCAAACAACTGACGTTCAAATGAGAAAACATGATGTTGAATGGGCTGAAATGAACGATCTTATGAAGTACGAGTATTTGGAACCGACTATTGATACGTTGCGTAAAGAAGCGCAATACCTTGGCATAGAGTTGTCAGACGAAGAATTGTTTGATTTAGCTACGAGCCTCAAACGTTTTGGTGATAGTGAAGATGTTGAAGCTATACGAATAGCTATGGCAGGGCAGTTGCGGTATCAAGAAACATTTTCTGAGCTTTCATCGTTTCAATCTAATATTGATTTTGTTCAACAGGAAGCGTACAAATATTACACGCCTATGGATGATGAAGCAGCTCAAGAATGGGCTGAGTTGATTTATACTGGTGAAGCGACAGAAACCGAATTAGATCAGTATTTGAAATCTTCAGCGGTAGCTATGTTCCCGACGTTAGACAAAGTAATTAACGAAATGGGAATTACACCTACACAATATTTTTCACCGTACAAGTACCAGATTGAGCAAATGCTTGGAAGACCTAACATTGACATGTTGGAAGAATTTCCAGATATTATTCAATATATTCCTGATACTGGTGGCGATGCTCGCCCGATGACGTTAAGTGAAGTTCGTAAATTTGTTCGTGCTACTCCTGAGTGGCAAATGACTGACACTGCTAGAGAGCAAGCGAATGCGTTAACGTTTGCTATAGGGCAAACATTTGGGGAGGTAGGCTAATGGCAGATGAAACAGATGTCACGGTTTTAGATGATAACGCTGTGCTTGCAGCAGCAGATGAAGTAGATCGCCGAAATGCTTTAGAGATAATACAAGCTAAATTAGCTGAATATGGTTTAGAGGGTTTAACAGATCAAGTAAACGCATGGCTTTTAGAAGGGTTTGAGGCAGAAACCGTTTTATTGCAAATAAGAGACACTGAAATATTTAAAGAGCGTTTTAGGGGTATGGAGCTTAGAAATGCTCAACCTGGAATGGTTGCAATAAGCCCAGCAGAATACATTAGGTTAGAACGGCAGTACCGAGGAATTATGGAAGCTGCTGGTTTACCGCAAGGTTTTTATGACAGTCCTGATGATTTCGCACAGTTTATTGGTAATGATGTTTCGCCAGAAGAAATGCGTCAGCGTGTTTCGATGGCTTCGTCAGCAGTTTCTAATATAAATCCAGAACTTAAAAATCAATTGCGTGATATGTACGGTGTCGGCGTTGAAAATGACGGTGAGTTAATAATGTATTTCCTTGACCCGGAAAGAGCAATTAATGTTATTGAGCAGCGTTTACGCATAGAATCTGCTGGTTTGTCAGCGACAGCGATCCAAGCAACTGGGCAAGGAATATCTAAATCGGTTGCAAGGCAACTTGTAGCTGACCAAAATGTTCAGCAACGTGAAATATCTCAAAGGTTAGCTCCGCAAGCTGGTTTAACTCAAGCTACTTTTAGCGATACAGGCACAACAACTACTGAATTAGCTGCTGCTACATTTGGTTTAGATCCAGAATCAGTTTCTAATATTAGAAAGTTACGTCAACGTAGACAATCGGTGAGTCAACGTAGGGCTGGTGGGCTAGTTACAGGAATGGGCGCTGTAGGCTTAGGAAGCGCTGAAAATCAATTAGATACTTAGGTTGTAGACGCAAACCCTAATTTTTTCTATATTTAGTTATGTATCCGGCCCCATTAAGAGGGTGAGCTGTTTACACATAATTAAACTCCGCTGGCATTCCACCGTTGTTAGCGTGTAAGAGAAGGTGAGTGACATAATGGAAACAGAGTCTACTGAAACCGAACAAGTTTCTAGTACCGAATCCAAACCGAATTGGCGTAGAGAACTCGAAGCGAAAGCTAAGAGAGCTGATGAGCTTGAAGCACAAATTCAGCAAATGCAACGCAAAGAAGTGTTTCGTGATGCTGGCTTAGACCCATCTAATAAGATGACTGAGTACTTCATGAAAGGCTACGAAGGCGAGCTAAATGTTGAAGCTATACAAGCTGAAGCACAAAGCGCAGGTTTATCAAATACGGTAAACCAGGCGAATACGTCTTATTCGGAGCAACAGGCGCAGTTTGCAGAGCAAGTTGAAGCGGAGCGTAGAATCGCTGAAGCTGGTGATGATGCTGGTCCTGTGGCAGATCCTCAATTTGAGAGTTTAATTAGACAAACTAAAAACGAAGATGAACTTCGACAGTTGTGGGAAGCTAATGGCGGTACTTTTAACGCTATGACGTGAGGTAGGCTCCAAAATTTAATTGGAGAATAGCCTAATGGCAATAACACAAATGAGTTCGCTGAACTCCGCTGGTAATGCAGCGTTTGAACAGCTCGCTTACTTTGCGTTGCGATCACAACCTCTTTTTGAGATGGTTGCGGATGTGAAAACCACAAACCAATCGCACGCTGGAGCAAGCGTTAAGTTCACAAAGTACAGCGACCTATCACAAGCTACTTCAGCAATTTCCGAAACTTCTGACATCTCCCCTGCAACATTGGGTGATGCACAGGTTACGGTAACTCTTGCTGAGTACGGTAATTCAGTACAAACCACCGCTAAAGCTCGTGGAACCAGCTTCTTGAACATAGATTCTGATGCTGCGAACATTATCGGTTACAACATGGGTGACAGTCTTGATAAGATCGTTCACGACATTGTAACTGAAGGAACTAACGTTCTATATGGTGGCGATGCTACAGCTACAGGAGAACTAGCAGCAGCCGATGTTATGACTGCTGATCTTGTTCGACAGTGTGTAGCTAACCTACGAGCTGCTTCTGCGCCTGCATTTAATGGCAACGTTTACGTTGGATTTATCCACCCTGACGTTTCCTACGATCTGCGTAAAGCTACAGCCGTAACCGACGTTATTCAACATCAAATTCGCCAAGATGGAAATGCTGTCCGAACAGGTAGCATTGGTACATTTGGTGGAGTTGACTTCATTGAAACACCAAGAATCACGCTAACCGCTGACGCTGGTGCTTCAAATGTTGACGAATACAAAACTGCT